CTGTAATCAATTATTCCATGATTGATTAATTTTGTTTTTGTTAGATCATTAAGATAAGCCCAGTTTACAAATCCTGTAATCTCATTATTCCTGAATATTTTGTATTGATTAAGTTTAAAAGATGGCTCTAAATGCTGATAAATTTCTTGGTCTAAGCTATCTTTGTATTCGTCAAATGTCTTGTAGAAGTCAATAACTTCTTCAATCAAGCCCTTCCCCATTTTATATCTTGAACAGTTTGACCTGCAAATTCAAAACCTCTATCAGTAGGAAACAATCTTTGTTGTGATCCTTCATTAGTTTTACGACCTGCAACTCTACTGAAATCTGAAAAATGAGAAGTACAAATCAAAGATATGGTAGCTTGTTTTGTATCAATTCTAAAACTCTCTATATAGCCTTTGTCATAATTGTAGGTATCAATCAAAGCATCTGTACTGTTAAGTAATCCAATGTCAATAGTCACTATGTCATTAGCTACATTGTTATTTAAAATTATTGACGTAAATGCACTATCAACTGCTGAAAGATTTATTGTAAAATTAGAAACATTGATCTCTGCATTTTCTGCTTTGTTCGTAATAGAGAGTAAATGACCACTAGCGGAATAGGTATTTGAATTGTGAGTTATGTCTTTGTAATGATTTGTAATTCTTTGTGGTGTTGGGAATAGTATTTCTACTAAGAGAATAGGCTTGATATTTTGATTTGCTAATTCAGTTTTAAGAGCATTAGATAATCCTCTAGCCATTATAAAGCCTCACAAAAATCAACTTCAAATGTATATTTATCAATATCATCAGTCTTAAATTGTTGAACATCATTTTGAAGCCTTACTGTAAAAGGAACATTGTCATAAGTTATTGTAGCATCATCAGCTAATGCACTTCTTAATGGTGGCTCTATAGTAATAGTTGATGCGTTCCCTGATGGTGTCACATCTTCTACAATCATGTAAACTTTATCATGACCTCCAAACTTGACTAAATCCCCTGCTTTAAATGCACCTGCTGCATTGTTTTGATGTCCGTCAATGGCAATAGTTGTATCACCTGCAGAATGTGATCCATTTACTGCAACAGTAGCGGTTTCGTGTCCTCTAGCACTAGATATTACTGGCGGAACTATTGTAAATGTTTCTTTCTGACCTCTTTGTTTTATTATGAAAGCATAGACTGGTGAAAAAGTAGTTCTAGTCATTGGCGGATAAGATGCTGAAAATTTCCATCTTTGACCATCAACTTGAACAGTAAACATTTTCCCACTGTCAGTAGTAGAAGTTATTGTCTTTTGCTCAGAACTAAAACCTATTGCTCTAAATGTAGGTGAAGTTGGATAAGTGCCACTCATTAAACTAATGCCTCCTTGCCTTGTGTGTTAAGTGCATCATTAATAACATTAATAATAGTTGATCTTCTTTTTACTAATAGATCATCAAAACCTTCAGTGTCATTAGCATAAACATTTACATTAACTGTTGTTTGTCTAGCTAATTGTGAATTTGGAATAATAGTTCCTGATTGATCAGGTACAAACATTTCAGGTTTACCACCTTCACCAACCATATAACTTGATCCTGCTTGTACTCTACCACCCAAAGCCCTACCTTGATATTGTTGTGACTGAATGGTTGCTATTTGAATTGCACCCATAGCACCAATCAAGAAGGCTTGGATATAATTAGCAGTTGATAATGCTTTAGTGACACCTTGTGCAGTGTTTACAATAGCTTCAGCAGTAGCCAGTGCTTTATTTAATTCAAATGCTTTTTTGTTATTCTTAGCTAATGCTCCTAGAACTTCTTTACCTGCTTTGATAGTAAAGTCTTTTTTAGCTTCCTCTGATAATTCGTTAAATTCTAATTCTTGGAATTTACCTGATTTAAATATTCTTAATTGCTCATTTACTTCTTGTTCTCTTAATATTTTTCTATCTTCTACACCTTTTTTTGTAATCTCAGTTTTTAATCTTTCATATTCTTGATCAGATATTAACTGATTCATTTTAGCTATATTAATTAATTTTATTTGTTCTTTTTCTTCATTTAATTGTTCTAAATATGGATCATATGCTTCTTTTAATCTTGCGATACCGCTAGATACTCTTGCTTGTAATTCTATAAACTGCTCTGTTCTTTTGTTTAAAAATTCCTGTAATTCAATTTGATCCTTTTGTCTAGCCATATAGTCTTTTGCATCTTGTATGCCACCTTTGAATGTATTATCTAAATTGTCGGTTAGTGCTGCAGAAGAAAGAGTTAGTGTGTTAAAAGTTTTAAGATAAGAATCAGCATCAGCTTCTGCCATCAGCATAATACTTCTTTGTTCTTTTAATAATTCATTTTGGTGTTGGTATTGAGTATTTAATGTAAGAGTTTTTGCGATAGTTTTTTGTGTTTTTGGCTCTGTAAACTCAATAAGTTTATTAATATCCTCTAAACTTTTTACAGTATCTAATAACTCATCATCTGGAAGTTTTAATATTTCTTCCATGTTTGCTTTTACTTCCATTTCATCTATAAAATCTGTCACTTTATCAAAAAAGAAAGAAAGACCTGCAAGTGCTACTGCACCTTTTTTACCAAATAATAATGCACCTACTAACCCTACATTTCTGACAAAAGGTGGTAGTGAAGTAAATCCATCAATCATACTTCCTGAGGCATCAGCTACAGTTTTAACTGCAGGTGCAAGGTCTTTAATTGTTTCAGATGTTTTTGTAATAGCTTTTGCAAAATTTTCACCAATGGAAGTTGCAATATCTTTTATATTTTCTTCATTGGCTTCTAAAAATTTATTAAGATCACCAAACTCATCTTTTAATTCATCAAAAAATCCTTCTGCTACATCTTTTTGAAAATTAAAAAACTTATCACCTAGCATTGATATAGTTCCTTCAAGTGTTTGGGCTAAATCATCAGTTGCACTTGCAAATCTTCCATTACCACTAAATAATTCTTCAAATCTTGCAACTGTTTCTTCTGCAGTGACTTTCGCACCTGCTTTAAAACCTAATAAGGCTCTAACACCTCTTTCTCTAAATAGATCAGCAGCACCAATACCACCTGAAAAGGCTCTTTGAATTTGTGAAGATGTAGTTTCAAAATCTAATCCTGTGACTGCTGCCACATTACCAGTAATTTCTAATATTCTATTAAGATCATTAGCATCATCAGCAACTACTGCTAAATTTCCTGAGGCTCTTGATATTTCTTCTAATGAAAATGGAACTTTACCTGCAAATTTTGCAAGATTATCAAATGCGACTGCACCTTCTTCTGCTGATCCAAATAAAAACTTAAATCTTACTTGTAGGCTTTCTACTTCCTTGCCTACATTAACAAATGATCTAACAACTAATCCTGCACCAAGACCTATAAATGCTGATTTTAAACTAAATACTCTATTTCTTACTTCACCTAATTTTGTTTGTACTTGTGTTAAGGCTCGTTTAGATTTATCTCTAGCGATAATGTCAATAAATAGTTTTTTAGTCATTATCTTCTTTTACCTTGCATCCTTTGTTTATTCAATGCTTTTTGTTCTTCTTCATGTTTTAGTGAATAATAAGCACCCCACATATCAAATTCTTCTACTGGCATTTGCATAATTTCGCCAATAGTTTTATGTAGTTTTTCTGCTAGGAAGAAATGGAATCTTAGATCGTTGTTAGTTTCTATTTTTTTTTTAAGGTATCAGCAGCAGGTAGTGTACCCATGATCTGACTAGCTACCCTGCCTATAATATCAGGATCAACAAATTTTTTCATTTTAATCTTGCTCTCTATATCAAACATTTTCTCACCATCTTTTGTTTCTGATTTTTTGATAATTACATCAACCAATACTGTGAGATCATTGTCGTTTGATCCTTTAAAGATTTCAGATTTTTCAAGCAGTGTGAATGGTTTAACATAAATGGCATCTTCACCAATTAAGTTCCATTCCTCAACTTCTATAATTTTTATCTCTTGATGTTTAAAGTGAGAGATAGCACCTTCAAGGTAATCCTTTTTAGGCATCTAAATTATACAGTTGTTAAACTTACGCCGCCTGAGAACTGCACTGTTATTGTTCTAGCAATAACACCATCCATAGATACATTCTGAGATACTCCGGTCACTAATGCAGTTCCAGTGTAGTATGTGTCACCACTATCTGCACCTTCAGGGAATAGATTTAAAGTCACTGATGATCCTACCGCTAGTGCAGTTTGACCAGTAGTATCTGTTTCATCCCAATGACATTCAATAGTACCTGTAGCATCTTTTCTAAGAACTAGATAAGATTTTGCAGTATCTGTAAGGCTAGTATCTTCAACTGTGTCATTTGTTTCATCAATAGTAAAACCTGTGACTTCCGCCACTGCGTTTGATCCAACTTTGACTACTCCGCTTGTTCCGACATGGGTTGCCATTCGCTTACTCCTTCGTTTATTTGTTGTTGTTCATCTACTTCTACATCTTTTTTCATAGATGATCTAGTAGATTTTTTTTCTTGCTCAAGTTTATATCCTTCAGCTATAAATTTGTCTATCTCATTATCCCAAATTTCAATAGTATCATTTCCATCAGGCATACAAATTTTAATTCTTTTAGCCATTAAGCAGTACCTCGTACAAATTCATATAAAACTCTTACCACAATTCTTACTCCGCCCAAAGGATAAAGTGTTCCCTCATCTGAACTTACATCAATTACTTTTGTTTCTAGTGCATTTCCGCCTCTAGTTCTATCTGCATCTAATGTTTCTTCTATAACTTCAATTAATTGATTTCTTTTAGTATCTAAATTACTATCACTGCCTTTGACATATCCCACTAAAACATAGTCAATAGTTCCTGATCTTTTCCCTGATGCAGTTTCACCTAATGCAAAATCTTCTCTCGTTTCATCTCCAGTAGATATAAACAATGCAGGGAACTGAGGATCAGCTAGTTCTGATGGCTCAAATGGCTCTCTGGTAATCTTCTTTAACTCAATAGGTGAACTCACTGCATCCAATACAGTAATAATATTTGCTGCTATGTTTTCTCTTTTGCTCATATTCTTAATTCCTTATCTAACACCTGAAAAAAGATTTTTTCAATCTTCTTTTCTTCATCATTACCAATACTAAAAAATGGTCTAATAACTTTCTTTCTACCTGCTCCTGCTTCATCATGGAAAAATGCTTTTCTATTAGCTGCTTGTTGTCTAAAAAATAATGTGCCTTTGCTTTCAGTGGCTCTAAATGTTAGTGAACTAAACATCTGACCAGTATCAGTAAGATCAACAACTCCTGATTGTTTCACTAATCTTCTTTTGTATTTTAAAGAATAGGGCTTGAATGGTCTACCTTGAAAATCTACACCTTTGGTTTGAGTTCTTTTTTTGATTGCACCAACCTGAAAAGCTGATGCGTTAGCTAATGCTTTTTTTATAGCTTTATCAATTTGTTTTGAAACTTTACCTACTGCTTTTTTTACTTTGATTGAATTATCTTTTATTTGAACTTTTGCTACCATTATCTACAGATACATTCACCGCCACAGAAATCACACATGACAATCCTCCTATCTGACTAACCTAAGATGATGTATTGGCTCTTTTTCAGAAGCAGTGACAGAAGCATCTCCATCTTCGTCATATTCAACACCATCTCTTAAACAAGCATTAAATTCCTCTGCATACTTGGCTCTATAAAATTCTATTTGTACTTGGAAAGCATCTTGACCATCTCCGCCTTGTGGATCTTTCCATTTTGTTAATTGAGGATAAATATATTCTGCTAATGCTTTATAAATAACTGATCTTTTCCACTGAGCATCAGTTAGTTTGCTATTATCCATCTCTAAGGTAGTCACCTTAGTTATATCTTTGTATCTGACTGTATGGCGGTATCTTTCCCACCATTCTTCCCTGATTTGTCTTAAAACATCATCTTCTGCGAATTGTAATTGAGTATCAAAATTTGCAATCCCAAATTCTAAAATATCTGGTTGGTAAGATGTGATATCTGAACTACCTACTACAAATACTGATGTTGCTGCCATTATTTATCTTTCTTTTTCTTTGGTTTTTCTACCTTATCAACTTTAGGCTTATCTTCAATAGGCTTATCTTTTACTGGCTCGTAGCCTCTAAGTTTCCAATGGATTAAATTTTTTTCGTAATCAAATCTTGTTCTAGTGATGATCTTGTCACCTTTTTTTAATTTTATTAATTCCATAATTGTTCCTTTATACATTGTAAAAGGTGGGGAGTATATCCCCACCCATAGTTTATATTATTGGATTGAAGAATCAGCGATAACTTCAATACCATATGAGTCATGTAATTCACCAACACCATAAACTGCGGTTGCTACAATCTCATCTGCTCTTAAAGAAGCATCTCTTTGAGTTTCAATCTTAATGTCCTGCATCATAGCTAGAGCAAGTGCATCTTTGTGGAACATTCCACCTTTATAGTCACCTGCAG